AGCAGCCTCAATTTCAATACCATTCTTTTCACATAGATGGACGACGGCATCCATATAATCTAATTTATAGTTAAGTACTAATTTTTCAATTTCTTTAATGAACTTTTCATTTGACATAGTCTTTTGTAGAATAACGTCGTCCACCATAATATATCATCCTCTATAAAAAATATTATCCACGATAAAAAATGTGAGCACCTATTACAACTGTTTTATTAAAAACTCTACCCCATGATGGGTTCACGTAATTAGCGTGGTAGAATTTTGCACCTTTGGTTACATCGCCATAGTTGCCTAGGTATACGTTTTCAGCAATTTCTTTTGCCTTACGATATGCAACTTGGTCTCCAATACGCTTTCCACCTTCACACTTCCATGAAAACTGGCACACGCCTCTGGCCTTTTGATTAATGACCGCACATGGTGTTTTGGGGAATCGCTTGTCTTTCACGCGGTTTAACACAACATTGTTTACCGCAATCCTACCTTTGTAGGGTTCATGGGCTGCTTCGAAATAAGTGTTTTCAGCCATACACTGGATTTGTTGTCTATCATGACTATTTAGATAAACCGGTTCTTTTACAACTACAGGTTTTTCTACAATTTTTTCAACTTCTACAAATTTAATTTCAGGTTCTTTTGCGGGTACTGCTACAGCAAATCCAAGTACTGCAACAACTCCAATTCCGAACCCTTCGGCCCATCTAATATATGGGAAATCGATTTTTCTATCGAAGAAAGTCATTTTTAGTCTCTCATTTAAATGACTTTGGCTAACAGAGACTACTTTGCAGGCATCTCAGCCTATAGTTTATCTGCCGCTATGAGAAGACACAAAAAGAAACAAAGAAGGTCTTCCATCCATTTCCCTCTTACTGGAAATGCAAAATCATTATGGTTTCGTCGGTAGTACCTAATGGTACTGCTCTCTAGCCCTAAGACTTGAAGCTTTTGTAAGAGTCAATGGAGGTGCCAACCTCCGTTGCGATATTTTATTTATACACCATTAATCTATTAATGTCAACCACTTATGGTGTTTCTAGAACATCTTATAGTAAATGTGCCGGATTCTGTTTCGAGGCTCCGGCGGGCCCAAGAGATCATGCCGCTAGGCGGATGTCTGCAAAGCTATCGTTATCGTTAGCATTTAGTTTAATGGCACTTTGCCAGTCATTCAGTCTCGAACCGCCTTATTCCGTTCCAGTCGATCCTAGTTCACCCCCATCAACTACCTTGAGTTATCGTCTTTCGCAACCCGCGCGAGGAGGATACTTGTCTTTCCCCTCAAGGTAGATGGTGGAGGTGACGGGTACTGCCCCCGTGTCCTCAGAACCTTTATCGTTGATTGTCAACAACTGATATACTATATATAATCTATATTGATTTAAATGTCAACAACTATTTGCACCAAGATTTCTTGGAACCACCAAAATATTCACGAGCAAAACCGTTGGTAATAAGCTGAGCACGAAGGCTCTTACCATCAAGAATCATATCACCAAGAACACGACCGCCATACTTATCCCAATCATATAGGATATATTGAACTTTAGTCGCTTTGGCCACTAGATCCTTTGTAAAGGCACTAGCAGCTTTTCCTTTGAAATCTTCGGATGGGCATTTAGCACGAAAGCCTTTTTCAGGAGTATCCACTCCAAAAACACGAACAGATATTTGTTTCTTGATCGGTGCAGGAACCCAAAGGGCTTCGACCACTACCGTATCACCGTCTGATGCACGAAGAACCTTGGCATCGTAGGTAACTCCGACTGGAGTCTTCTGAGCGAAAGCAGGAGTTGCCAGCGCCATCAGCGCCAGAGCGATAAACTTTTTCATTTGATGTATTCCTTAATTGCAGGTAGTTTGCCAGTAGACGTAACGTTCGCCGCGGCGCCATTCGGTGATCTGTTCACGGACGCAGTAGCGACGATCATATCTATAATCTGGTGGGTAGTAACGATTATCGTAGTCGCGTTCACGATCGTAGTCAGGATCACGACGTTGACTATCTGAAGACAGAGCACCTACAACGATGCCGCCGATGATTGCACCACAGAGCCAACCGCATCCACCACCACGACGTTCGTGACGCTCAGATCGATGTCCACGATCACGTGCTTCTGCTGAGATAGGCGCAGTTACCATCGTCAGAGCTGCGACCGAAAGGAGTAAGTTCTTAATCATCATAATTCCCTCTATCGAACATCTGATCCGTATCAGCAAACATCAAACGTTTGCGTGGATCGCCAGGTGTAATACACTTGACTAGTCTCAATGCTTCTTTATAGTCCACCGTGTTGAAGCAGACCGGGAAGATATCAGGATCAAATCCTTCGTCTTCCAGATCTAACATCATAGCCACAAAGTAAGTACCATTTTCTTCTACCATGAACCTATTTATTCTTGGTAGATTTCTCCTTCTCAAGGCGCTGCTGACGCTTGCGATCGCCGAGCCAGAACAGACCAACGAACGGACCGAAGACAACGACCAAACCAAGAGCAATCGGCCAGAATATAGCTATCAGACCGATGACCCAAAACAGTGCAAACTTCTCGTCTTCGTTGATGTCAACCAGACCGAGCTTATACATGCCAAAGCCAAACAGTGCAATGGCAACAAACAACCAAATCCAACCCATATCACTTCACCTTTACATAACTGATGGCATCGTAGCCGTCATAGCCACCTGCCCACTTACTGCGTTCTTGTTCCTTAAACCCGATCTTATCGCCGTGTTCCTTGAAATAAGCTCGAGCTGCAGAACCAATATCCCAATCGCTTTCGGCCTGGATCTCAAACTGATCAGACTTCCAACGCTTCTCGAAAGTTACCTTATACGTCTTGAGCTTCTTTGCCTTCTTGATATGTGTCTTGATAGCATCCTTGGCATGTATCTGATTAATCAGACTCTTGAACTCGCGATCACCGCAATCAGCCAGAGGACCCCACGATTCCTTACTGCGGTTCTTTACCTCTATCATACATTCACCTTATAATTTTCACGGATGTGCTGACGATCTTCTGACAGCATGGTAATGATTACACCCATTTGATCATATTCGTCTTGAATGAGACCCGCTTTGCGAAGACGATAGAACCCTGTCATCATCTTCGCATATCCCTCTTCGATCAAAGCATCAGCTTCGTTATCAGTAAGTGTGATCATGCAAAAGTTACCCTTCCTAGAAGCTCGCGAACCACGTCGCAGAGGAGATCAAAGTCTCTATTTCTATGAGCGATATGAACACATTCCAAAAAATGCTGGCGTTCGAAATGATCCTTAGCAGCGAAGACGCTACAGGAGTGTTCCTCTCTGTAGCGCTTCACATCCTCTGCAGTATAATTACGCTGCATCAGCGAACTCCACTGCAGTCTCGAGTGCCTTGGTCTTGAGGTTCTTGTTAGCACCGTACCAAGCCGAAGTGAGACGATTGTCGGCGTTACGACCGATGATGTGGTCAGTCATGAAGGTGACGGCGTTGAAAGCCTGCCACCAGCTACCTTCGCCGTATTCGGCACCAGGCTGCTGGTCCATGATTTCGAGAGCGATGCCAGCATTCTTGCTGAGCTGCTTCTTGTCACCAGAAACGGGGAAGACGCGCTTGAAGTAGTCGACGATCGACTCATCGCTGTAGCGCTTCGAACCGAGGTACTGAGCCATTTCCTTGTAGGTAGCCAGCTTTTCCTTGGCGACGCCGAGCGTTTCCTTGACGAGATCACCATCGAACTCACGACGATGGCTGACCTTGACGATCTTGCTCGACTGGCTGTTGAGCGACAGAGTCAGAGTGTTGTTGCAAACAACGCGGATCGGAGTGAACCGAACGTCGATCGACCAGCCATACTTGTGAGGATTGGTGAAGAGGAGGTAGGATTCTACTGCATCACCATTGAAAAGCTCGAAGCTTTCCTTGACCTTAGCAAGAGCCCAGACCAACTGGCCATCACGAAGCGAACCGGCAGTGTGCATTTCCATTTCACCAGCAGCAACAAAGTCGTTGAAGAATTCAAATGCAGTTTCGTTCTGGTTCGGAATCCAGTCATCGGTGATGACGTCGAGGATCTTGTTGTCGATGTCACGAACCAGAGCCGAATGGCCAACAGAAACCTGCTTACCACCGATTTCAGCGAAGGCAGGAACCGGAGCTACTTTCCAGTCAAGGCCAGCAGCTTTGAGCATCTGGTTAGGAGTGACGTCAGCAGGAACTTCAGTTCCAAGACCATGCCAAGGAGTTTCACCTGCATAAGCCATGGAAGCCTTGCCGTCGAGAAATTCAATCATATGTGCCATAATATATTTTCCTTTTCAATTCAAATTAGATAGACAGAGCGTTACGTTGGTACTTAATTTCACGGATAAACTGAGTGGTAGTTGATTCACTAAAATCGAAACCATTGCATTCCATTTCATCTTGGATACGCAGAGCATCTTCAAGGCTGATATCCAGAAACTTAGCAATTTCGCGAGTGTAGTAATTCATCACAATCTCCATTCCTTATATTCTTAGAATACAACGTTTTGAAAATAATGTCAACAAAATTATGCAGGAGTGATGATCCAAAAACCAACAAACAGAATCGGACAAGCGACGAGGAAAGCAATACCAGCGAACATCTCGTTACGAAACTCTTCCGGAGTGGTGGTAGCTTTGAGATTGCGAATAACCTGAATCATGATATTTCCTTTCATTCCGTATATTCTTAGAATACATTGTTTTCATAATAATGTCAACAAAATTATGCAACTTCCATATATTCTATCATACGTTCAATGATCTTTTCAAAATCATCATCTGGATGCATAAAGAAGTCTACAGAGATGTCGCTGTAGAGATCATTCAGAACAGTCTGAGTCTCTGTACCATATACACCTGAGATGCCATCATAGATGAAACTAAAGGGATCATCTTGAGCAAGAATATATTCAAACAAATTAACCATTATGCAACTTCCTTTTCTTTTAGAGCAACTTGGATATCATAGTCACGAAAGGTAACTACGAACTTCATCATTGGCAGAGCAGTGTCGGCAAGACGAACAATCGAGTATTTTGTCGGAGACTTTTCGTTGTAGTACTCGACATAGATCCAGTCGATCAGATCACCGGCTGCGTTCCAATCCTTCATGATCTTGACAACTTCGCCGTGGATCGTACCAGCAGCTGATTCATACCGAACGCGGTCACCGATGAGGATGGTGTTGGTGTTAGGGTAAGCCATGATGTATTCCTTTCATTCCTTATATTCTTAGAATACATTGTTTTCATAATAATGTACATAAAAAAATGCACCCTAGAAACCCAGAGTGCATTTTAATTTTCAATAAAAAGAACTATTTAGTAAAGTGTATCAAAAAAGAATGTTTGAAACAGCCTACCGTCTTCAAATCCAGACCCAAAATAATCTACAGATGCATGGAAAAGGTTACCACGATACAATATGATTCGGTTGTATACGTTTCCAATACGATCAACTTCATCCCATTTGGTATAATCGTAAGATTCGTATTCAACATCTACCTTTTCACGATTGCCAGTTGCTTTATGTCGATACAAAGATGTGCCAGCTGACAATGGAGCATCTGGTGTAAGGTAGCATACACCAGCCCACGTATTATAGCAATCTGAATGGATCCAAGTTCTGTCAGCCGCTGTGCACAGTTGAAAAGCTCCTGTGTAACCACCTTCTTCTCGCCAGTTGATTACCGGTCCGGCTGCTTGAACTAAAGATGATATTGAAGTACGAATAGAATCATTCATGAATGGCCGAGTACGCCTTCCAGGATAGTTTCCTACAACATCAAATTCTTGATTTAAAGCAAATGCACGAGTTTCATCTGGATTGTTATAAAAGTTTTCAGCGATTACTAGTTCAAGTTTCATCTGAACTTAGGACCTTCTATCCATGAAACCAAAGATCTTCTAACGCCAGATGTAACAGGAGTTACACGATGATGAAGAAACGATGGAAAAACTATCACGGTTCCTTTTGCTCGAATTTCTTCTTTTGGTAGTTGTGGATGATGGTTATCAACTTCAAAATCTCCCCCTTCATATTCTGAAGGATCAGACAGTTGTATTACAACAGATATTTTTCTATCATATGGAGTTGGATTCCCCCAAAATGTATCACAGTGCCAATCATATTTGCCGTTTTCGTCACTATGATAAGTTGTATATTGAATATCATTCAAATAATCAACATTAAATCCAAAGGCGTTTCTGTTAGCGATTCGTGCAAAATACCAAATAAGATCTCGAACCTCTGGATTTTGAAGTTGAGGTATCCATCGAATTTCAGAAGAGCGATAAGCTAGATTTGTTGTAGATCCATCAAACCCTAAGCCAGCCTCAACTTCTGGCTGTGCATTGCCAATCTCTATAATCTTTTCAACGGTTTCAGCATTTACACCTGATTTCCAGTATTGCCAAATTTGATTCATATTTCACCCATATAGTTTATGATAGCTACGAACAAGATCAGCAGCTTTTTCGATATAATTTGAAGGACGTTCTACGAATACCTGAGCATCGAGTTCATCATCAACACCAATTACGATTACAATATCCTTGACTCCGATTCCGGTCATTTCCCAGAGCATGTAGGCATACAGCGCGCATTGTAG